AGGAGACATTGCATCTGGAATAGGTTTGTATTCAACAATGCCATCTTCATTACGTGTTTGTAACTGTACTGCATACTCACGACCAACCTCTTGTTGTTCAGCCACAGCAAGTTTATATCCTTGTTCCGCAAGACTGTATCCAGTTTGCTGTAAAGATTGCGCCGCTCTTGCACCAGCCATACTTGGTTGCACAATACCAATGGGCGATACAAGAGGTGTTTGCACTTGGAACTTTTTAATAGCCATCAATCAATAGTCCCTGTTGGTGTAATCTGATACATTTTTGTGCCAGCATTAAGAAAGTTTTGCATTGTTTTATTTCTGGCAGAGCGTCTTGCTGCATCTCTATCCATACGTGCTTGGTCTGCTGCCATAGCAAATCTCGCCTGTTGACCAAGCGACCTAATTCTAGAAGCGTCCATACCCATTCTTGCTTTATCTTCCGCGCTTTTTCTTATAGCTTTTATAGAACGATCTTGTCTTGCTGTTGTAAGAATTACTGATTGTTCGTATTCATTAAATGCAGATACCCTAGCATTGTGATCTTGTAACGCACCAAGTTGTGAGCGTTTCATTTCTTCATAATTTTGGCGTTCACGAGAATTAGCTGCACCTACAAGAGCAGCTTTTTCATCTTGTATTCCTTGTTGAGTAAGCAGAAAACCTGCACCTATTAATGCAATATCCAACATTAAAATGCCACCTCAATAACCATACCGTTGATTTGCAAATCTAACGGTGCTGACTGTGATATAGTTACCCGTGGGTCTTTACTAAAACCCAACGGCCTAAATTCCTCTTTACCTGTTTGTTTAACACGAGGTTGTGAAGGATCAAAGTTTACGTTACGAATAATCATATCGGTTCCATTAACAGAAACAGATAGCGTGTCGTTAAGGTCAAGATCAACTAACGAAAGTCTACGTGGCCTTGCAGTCAAAGGCCCACCTTGTACAGCAGCATCAATAGGCAGTGTCTTTAATTCTGGTGTAAACTTGTAACCAATCTCAGCAGACGTAGACGTTGCATCAACAGCAGACACATCTGCATTGCTACTAGCAACAGTAAATGAGCCTAAGTATTCTGTACCTTCAACAACATCAACAGATGCACCATTAGCAAACACAGAAGATACATTAAAGACACCAGCAGTTCCTGTATAATCTTTACTGCAATCAAGCTGAAAGTCAGTATCAAACTGTTCAAGATATAGCTTTGTTGTGCCATCACCTTGGTCACGCGACACAACAGCAAACAAGTTATTATCTGTAGACCCAACAGAAACGTAGTTACCGTTTGTTGTCCAGTTCATCCAACCTAACTTCTTTTCGTTACGAATGTGGTAGAATACAGATATGTTACCATCACCATTCAAAAAGAAGCCATAAGCCCCAGACCTATTTAAAGAGCCTTTAACGACCGCTAGTTGCTTTGGATTGTTTATAAGGTGGGAAGATAGCAAAGACACCTGTGCGCCAACGTAAGCCCCTTCAGAATCCGTAAACACAAACTCTCTAACAGCAGTACCAGTTGACTGCACAAACAATGTTGCACCATCAATAGATTGCGGTCTAACAAAGCCAGTACCGAATGGAGTCTGCGCAGATATTTTTGCATTAGCTGGTGTTAATGGCTGCGTTGTAGAACTAGGCAGAAAAAACTCACCTTGCGATGCAAACACTTGCAAGTCTCTGTTTGATACCAAATGACGAATACGATTTGTTACACCAGCAGCAACATCTAAATCTATAGCATCTGTATCTTCGCCCTTGCCAACATCAAAGTTAAAATACTCTGCTGTTTTAGAACTCCATATACCATCAGGTTGACTATCAGTACCGCCAAACCAAAGACGATTTTCATGAAATGTTATAGCGGATGGAAAGCCACGAAATGTAGAGTATGATTGTTCAAACCATTCTGTAGTAGCTGCTGTTGATTCTATTGTAACAGAACCGCCACCAATATCCTCTAATGAAGCACTAGCACCAGCAGTCACCTCATATTTATTTTCATCAATAATACGAGATATTGTTCTTGTACCATTTATATTCGATGCTGATATACCACCTACACCACCAGCATTTGCAATAGTAACAGAAGCACCAGACGCAAGACCATGATTTACATGTGCAATCTCTATTGCAGAAACATCTTTTTTTGTTTTGATGGCATCAATATCTAATTGTTTTTGTATTGTGCCTTTAATATTACCAGTAACATTTTGTGCATCTGTAAAACCAGTTATAACAACTTCAGTCTCACCAATAAGCAATCTTGTGCCAACTTGTGCGCTATTAAAATAATCAGCACTTGTTGTAAAGGTTCTGCCTGTTCCAGATGTATGAGATGGAGTTATAGTTACACCAGCACTTTGAAAATTATAATATGGCTGAAAGGTTTTGTTGCCATCTAATGATGTTTCAAAAGCGTACTGTTCACGCACAAATGTATCCAATGCTGTACGTTTTAATATAACAGGGAAAAAATCTGAATGACAAAAGAACATAAAGTCACCAGATTGAGCAAATGTAATCTGTGGTATGCGTGCGCTTGTAAATTCAGAAAAGGCAACAGTTGCACTTAATGACACCGCACCAGTAGTAGGATTAATAAAAAATGCATCAACATTTCCATTACGAAGGGCAATAATATATTTCTCATCGTCTGAAAAAACAAACGGCTCAATCCTTATCTGTTGCGTTAAGGTACTATCGTAAGTATCTGAAAACTTATGAATAAACTTCGAGCCGGGCCTTTTTATGACACCGCCTTCAGCACGTATAAAAAAGTTAGTAACTTTTTCGGCAGCATTTTGATAAACCTGAGAGTCAGTCCTTGATGTTAAAGAAGGGCTGATTTCACCAAAAGAAAAGTTGTTTAAAGGTACACGGACGCGTGCCATTAACTTCTCCTTTCAGTAATGAACCTCGATGTTGTCAGCTTGCGTGTTGTTTGTTGTTGTGCATCAAGTGTTTTGGCTTGTTGCATTAACAACTGAGCTTTACGTTCCATCATTTGAGCCATTTGTTCATCTCTGGCAATAGCTAACGCAAAACTTGCAGCCAAAGAATATTGAACAGCTAATGTAAAGTAACTTGGGAAATCTGTTTCTCTTGCACGAAAAGTATAATCAATAATTAAAGTTGATGTACTAGACTCATCACAAAATATCTTATCGCCATATATTGTGTACGCAATAAGTTGATCATCAATAGTGACAGCATGAACCATTAAATTATCTGATGGTATTTGATAAGCAGCATCAAAACGACCAGTTGGCTCATTTGTCAATCTATTTAACTGTGCCTGATTTGTGGCAAAACGCCATCGTGTTGTACACAATGCTGTACGTACAGTATCTTCATAAATATTATCTGCAACCAATGCTTCTGTACTGTCTGCAGAAAACGAAGTAATAGGATTCGCGCCAATAAGTATCAGGGCACGAGACGCAATATCAATATCTGAATTAGCTACACTACTCATTTGGTTATGGGGGGCCAAAGCCCCCCACTTCCTTAGTCAGAGTCTGAGACTGTCAGAGCAGTTCCGTCTGCAATATCGACAACAGTGCCAGTATTGGACAGAACAACAGAAATGCCCATAGTAGGAGCATCAGAGTCATAGACAAAAATAACATCACCAACATTCATCATGTCAGCAGCGTCATTAAAGTAGCCAGATACACGGACTGCTGTCAGTGCATCTGTTGAGGTGTAGAACCACAGATTGTGACCGCCACCAGTAGCCATATTAGTTAGGCCAGAAGCTGAATAAGCCATGCTCTACTCCCTATGTGTTGTTATCAAGGACTTCATAGATACCATTGTCATCAATAACAGTAGCACCCATTGACATCATTGAAGTTGCAAGGTGTGCAGCTTTTTGCGGCACATAATTAATTTCAGTTTGAACATCTGAGTTGATGCCCAAGCCGACAGCAGATGTGTGGTAAGCCATGTTCTTACCAGCAGTAATTGCTGATGTAGAAAAAATCTTGAAGCCAAGAAATTCTTTCATGGTCATGCCACCTGCGTATGGCAGGTTCTGTTCACCAACAAAATCGCTTGAAGCAAATTCAGTAATCAAGAACAGATCAGCATATCCTTTTGGATGCATAGCCAAGAAACGGCCACCATCTTCTGGGATATTTGCAGAGCCAAATGTTTCAAACAATGACAACAAATCTGCTTTTTCAAGAGCAGATGATGTGTCATGAATTTGAGTTGAATTAGCACCTGCGTCCATTGCAGTATAAAGAATCTCGTCAGTCTTACGACCAAGAGCAGCAGCAGCAGATTGTGCTACAGCTTGACGTTCATCAATATTAGTCTTTAATTCATCGAGCTTGTCGATGTATTCAGCCGCGTAATGGTCAGCCATAGTTGCCTCAACCTGTGTGTGGGTGAGTTCCATAGCGGTAATGTCACCATTGCGTGACTTTGTAGAAGCAGAACCAGTACCGATTTTTTGGAAGCGAACAGTGCTACCAGCAACATTGCCAACTGTGCGTACAGTGTTACGCAACTTTGAACCCATGCGCTGATAAGCCATGTGAACTTCTGACTCGAACTGCTTGATAAATGCGACATCAATAGTATTCGCCATTTTATCAGTCCTTTCAAAAGAGGTTTACGTTTACGACACAGTTGTCCGTAACATCGCGTCAATCGGTTATCCCGCAGGGCCGTCAGCTAGAAACAGGCTGTACTATTCAAATCTCACTTCTATATCACGTTGGCAACGCACAAAACGTAAACAATGATAACCATTTATAACGGTAGGTTGATTTGAAAATGAATATCCTAACCAATCAAGCCATTTGATAGTACGTTCATGTTCAATAGGCACAAGATTTTCTACCCAATCATATTGGTCACAAAGCCAATTTGACATTAATTTTGATGTTTTTAAAAATTTTCGTGGTATATCATCCAACACAGAAGAACCTAGCATCCATATATGACCAGATGTAAGGTCTTGTTTATTCTCAAAAGGAAATACACCAAACATACAAACAGGTTCATCTTTATACAAACCTGTCCATGTTCTTGCATGTTTGCTAGATAAAGGTACGTGGAGCGCACGCCACGGTGTTGCGCCGTGAATCATGCACTCCCGTATATCGGTGTCTCGAAGATGATGTTGTAGATATCCAGCATGTTCTATCGTTGCCGTTACAATCTTAACATCACCATCTTCATGGAAGGCGTTAATTGAAGACTTTGGAAAAACCTGCTTGGACTTCCTTGACATAGGCTGGGTCTCTTTTTGCTGGATTCCAATAACGCTCATCAGTCATCATAGAGCGCAGTTTATCTTCTGTTATTGCAGTAGGTAAACCTGCATCAGCAGACATTTGCGCACCACCTACCTTAGACATAATAAACTCAAGAGCCTCAATGCCCTTTGCTGTTTGCCCAATCTGCAAGATAGCATCAGCATGTTCTTCTGGAAAAAATTTATTTGCCCACAAGTCAACAGCTTCAATGCGTGCATCAGCATTGTCACCAAGATTAGCACGTTCTTGTTCCAAGTCAGGTGTTTGTGATTTTATAAAATCTGCATATTGTGCTATGCCAGATTCAAACTCTTCTTGGCTATACGCGTTTTCAAATGCATGATCAGCCCACCATTGAAACAGTGGATTATCAACAACCATTTCTGCATCAACAGATTCTGGTATCTGATAATCACCAGCAGTAGCTGGTCTGTTTTCATAAGCAGCAGTTTCAAACTCTTGTATAATTTGCTGCCGTAGTTCTTCTTGACCAGCACCAAGTTTCTGTTCAAGAGATTGATAAGAAGACGCAAGGTCTTCTGGTGTATTAAATTTTTCTGGTAGCCATTCTGGACGTTCAGCTACAGGTGCTTCAGTTGTGACTGTGGCTTCAGCCGCTACTTCTACATTATCTGCTTCGCTCATTTCTTTGCCTTTTCTGCTTGTTTAAATCGCCTCTCTATGAGGCCCACTAAATAACGCTGTCCTTCTAAATGACGTAGTTCAGCGTCAGAGATGTTTGCACCACTAACAGATTCGATAGTAATAGAACGCAAATATTGCATCACTGCCTTACCATTAGGTGTGCGAAACAAACTATTGATATTTTTAGATATTCTATCGTCTTCTTCTTTTGGACGAGGAAACCCATCAAGGCCTAAGTTGAGTGACATCTGGTACTTCACCTTGTTGCTGTGCTTGTTGATATCGTTGTGCAGCTTCTGCAAGCTGCTGTCGTTCTACGCTATCTCGCACAAGACTATCAGGTACACCAAATTTTTCAGCCAAATGTACTGCAACATCTTCAGATTTAATTAACAAATTCAAAATCTCAGGCCCAAACGTACCGCCAACTAACTGCAAATAGCGTGATATAGATGTAATATCTTGATTAGCTTGTGCTTGTGCAAGGGGTGAAACAGAACGAACCTTAACTTCTCTGCCATTTATAACAGGTATTTCAATACGACCTTGCTTTTTTAAAAGATACACAACACGCTGCAATATTGGCTGCACCATCTCAGCTTGCAATCTACCAAAAGCAGACCCAATGCGTCTGGATAAATCAGCCATGCGTTCTGCAACTTCTGTTGCTGACGCTGGTGTTCTATTCGGATCACCAAGCATGTCATTATACAAAGCTCTTTTAATATTGTTGCGCATGTCATTTAGAATAAGATTAGCAACATTAAAATCGCCAGCAGCACGTATTGGTTGTAATCCCATTGACCCCATCGCCTTTGGGATGATCGTCCCTGGCACAAGATTAATTGTATCTGTGTTCATAACGCCATCATCATCCATCTGATAGATGCCTGAGATAGCCATCTGTGCATTTTCAAGAACAAGCTCGATTGTTAAATTAGTTGTTTTGATTGCACTAAGGGCGTTGACAAGAGGGCCGCGTCCATAAATTTCGCCACTGGCTTTAGACCAACGAAAACATATAAACGGATTAGAACCTGCACCATCAAACTGTTCGTAGTAAATTACTTCTTCAGCCGCAATATCGATAACATAATAGTCATAACGCTCTTCATTGCGTTTTTCATAGTTTCTACAAACCAGTTCAAGAATCTTACACTCTGCTTCTGGCTGTGTTGCAATAGCTTTAGCAAGTCGTTCTGAAACGACAGCACGCTCATAGGCAACAGGAATCGAGCGGTTCTTAAGAACCCTCTCTCTAAACACATGGTCAATCGAGCCATCTGCACCTGTATCAAGCACGACAGACGGAAGCGGTATCGCGTTAAAGCGTATTGGATTGATTGAGTCACCTTCTTCAACAAGCAAGACGCCTGTTCCAATAGCCAAGTCCATAAACGATTCATGTATCTCTTGACCAAAATTAGAAGATTGTAGAACTTCAAAAACATAATCAGTCACCACATCAAGTTGATTATTTACTTGGTCGACTTGTTCATCTGGAATTTCAGAACCAGCAACAAAATCTGCCCAACGTGCAAAGTTTGGCACAAGACCAGATTGAAGACGAGAAGCAAACTCCTGTGTTCCAACCACAGCAGTTTCGTCAAAAATTTTATCATCACGACGTTGACCAGCAACTTCATAATAAAATCCTTGACGCATAGGCAATGCATATTCATAGCACTCATCAAACAAAGGTTCAAAGTTTAAGCGTTTTTCTTTTGCACGCTCATACTTTTCTAACATTGGTTTTGTCTGGTGCATTACAGAGTCTCGTCAAAATAACCCATGCCGCCTCTGCTACCTGTCAGCAAAGATGTAGCACCAGAGCCACGACGTTGTTGCTTAGCGGCAGTTTCTACACCTTTTTCTCTTGCCTCGTCACGCCTTCTGCGCTCTTCCGCCTCTCTTTGCTCACGAGCATCTTTTTCTGCTTTTTTGGCAGCCTCTTGTTCAGCTTTTTCTGCTGCGGTAAGCGGTGGTGGGCCTTTTGGTCTACTTGTTGCTACACACATAATAGTCTCCTTTAGTTTTTCATACAGTTGCTTTTACACACAAAGCAACGCACATTTTACATTCTAGCCCAAAGACCTTTACGTTTTTGTCGTGGTTTTCTTGTAAAGACATCATAGTTACGTTCAGCTTGGAAAGGTTTAGGCGCATGCTGCATATTCGTCAAGATTGCACGTCCTTCGCCAGACCCAAGCATTAAATACTGCAAAGCGTCATGTATATGTGAAAAATGATTTTTATCTGGCTTATCCATATAACGCTCGCCAGATACCTGCAATCGTCTGTATTGATAACCACCCTCAAAGCCCTTAATTATATTACGACACCTGAAGTCAACCAATAATCCTGAACTACCATCAACCATACGATTAAGTGCTGAATTAACTGATTCAATCCTAAGAGATACATCATTAGACGGTGCTGGCCTTGCATTAAGACCTGCACCACGCAAAATTTGAAATGGGGTTGACTCGTCAGTTTGAGCGCGAAAATCTCCTGCTGGATCACCAAAGATAATAGCTTCATTAGTTGCATATCTTGTAGACAACTCCTGCCGCAGCACTTCAGTAAATTTAACTATACCCATATCAAACGCCACTATTTCTTGCAGTATTAGCCAACGTCCACGTACTTTTTGTGCTACTACCCCAGCAGGAGTAAGGCCAAAATCAAGACCAATATAAACAGGTAGTCCTGCCGCAACAGGTATTTCTTCTTTGGCAACGTGGACATCTGCTGCAAAATTGGCATAAACGGGTTTACCATCTTTTATACTCCCAAGGCGATTCATCACATATACATCTATCCAACTCTTCGTCTTCCCTTGTACAATGTTCGGATAGTAGTCGGCTCTCATATTCTTTGCGTTTTCTGCGTTCTTGTTTAGAACGTAACCTGTAATGATCCCTTCTTCGTCCTTTGTTTCCAGCATACCTGCTGGTTGTGTGTAGAAATTCCAGTTGTCTGGCTTGACCAACATCTTCGCTTCTTCTTTGGGAATGTGATCTGGAATTGGAACTTCGCCTGACATTATGGGCCACCAGTGATCTTCTTCTGGCGCATTTGTGTCCGCTATGACTCCTGTCCATGTACATCCACCATCTTTCATTGAAGGAAAACGACCTACACGCATTGAGCATGCATCAATAATAGATTTGGGTATCTCCCTCGCCTCGTTGATCCAGATACCTGTCAATTCTAGGGAGAGGAGTTTCTTGACATCTTCTGGTCTGTCGAGAGCGAGGAAGATAACTTCAAGGTCTAGGTCTGCTTTTTTAATGTGATGTGTATACGGCACAGACCAATGGAATTTGCCCCAGTCCTCTTCTGGGAACCAATCCAACCAAGTTTTAATTGTGGTAGTTTTTAACTGTGGGTTTGTGTTTCTGATGACAGCCCAGCGTGATTTACGCATGCCATCCATACCCTTTTCCTGCTGTATAGCACGCCTAAATAATTCAACACAGCAGCACACAGACTTGCCTGACCCAACAGGGCCACGCAATGCACGAAAGAACGAATCGTCTTTCATAAAAGATTTAAGAACTTCACCATCAGGCTTGTAGTTAAATTTGGTCAATCTTGTGATCCTTACCAAACTTAATCATACGTTCCACAACTTCTGGCCCGATAACAGCAATAACTTTGTCTGCCTCTCTGTCAGTCTGGAACTGTTTAGGATGGTAAGCAAGATGCACCTTCTTCACAATCTGGCGCAACATATCACGTTCTTCACGCTTTAGTGTGTGTAGAAAGCTCATCTGTATCTTTTGGTTTTATCTGATATTTTTTTAGGCTGTTTGGAGAACTGCTTACCAGCACGAGTTGCTCTTCTTTTAGCAGCAGTGGACGCTGCATATTCTTGCGGCGATAACGCCTTAATTGCGGCTGATGGTAGATAACGCTCGCCTGTGGCTTTTGGCCCTTGGGTGGATGGCTTGCCACTTTTGGTTCTCCATTTTTGCTTTGTCCACTTCCGTAAAGAAGCCTGTGACGGTCTTAAAGCCATAGTTTCTTTCTCGCTACAATATAAAAAAAGCCAGCAAACATAAACAAAATAGCAAGAGATAAAGAAACAATGCCGATAACTTCAATAATCTTCTCTCTTTTTAGCCGCGCCTCTTTTATCTGTCTTTGTCTTTTAGCCCTAGCATCTGCTTGAAACTTAACCCAATCTTCCCACAGCCCATAACGTCCGTAAAGATACATAATGCTTTTGAGTTCAGCCTCTTTTCTTTTAACCTCTTCAAGAGCCATAAACTCTTCAAGATCATTTCCAAATGTACTATTACGCTTTTTGCTTGCTTTGGATTGCAGGTCTTCCTTCGCAAAGGCAAAATCCGCAATCGCTTTCCCTGCCGAGGCAAGTTCTTTGCCGTTTGCAATCGTCTTCTTTATGACGGCAAACGCACTGTTTATTGCCACAAGCTCTGCTAACATTAGTTTCTATATCCGCCTCCCTTTGCTTTGTAGGCTTTTGCTAACATCTGGGCTTTTCGCGCCGACCATTGGCCCGGTCTGCCGCCTTTGCCACCAGCCTTTATACGATTAAACAATGCTTTTCGCATTGCAGGTTTGGTGTAATTACCAGCAGCGTTGACAGCCATTACTTACCTACTTTCTTTTGTGCTTCTTTATGAGCGGCGGTAAATGATTTTCCATCTTTCATTAACTTACGCATTAACTTCATATGCTTGGCTGTATGATGAACAGAGTGTTTTTTCAACGTACTTGTTTGTCTCTTTGTCAACATAGAAGCCATTATACCTTACCTTCTTTTTGTTGTATGCAATCTTTTGCTGTTACTCTTGTAAAAGGAAACTTCTGATAAATAGTAAATTCCATTTCCTTTAACCTATTTAAACATTGCTCTTCTTTTATATATGGCCCTTCTGTGTCTTGAGCAACGAGACATTGTTGCCCACCAAAGCCAACCCAACAAATAAGAAGAGATGCATAAAACATTAATAACCGCGAGAATAATTGCCAGCAGCAGGCATCTTCTTTTTTGGCATTGCTTTCTTTGCGCCTTTTTTGGCAGCCTTCTTCATAGGCTTCATCATCTTTCCAGCATGTTTTGGCATTTTACTTTCCTTTCATTTTTGCTTTTATAATTTTTTGCTGTAATGCTTTTGGCAATGTTTTTTGTTTTGCTGTAAGCATTGATTTTTTAACTGCTTTCTTTTTCATCATTTCTTTTTCCTCTTC